CGTAGGAAGTTAAAATCATTCCAGAGAATAAATCAATATGGGAGAAGTTGCTAATTTTGAATTTGGTGAGCGTTTGATAGCAGAAGGGAGGAACCCTTTTGTACCTGATGTAGCCTATGCTCGGTTCATCAGAGAGCACGTACCTATGCTAACGCCTGGGAATATCAGGATCTTTTTCCTGCGTGCATATGATGCAAAGCAGAAACTTAAGACCACAACAGCTCGGACTGCCAACCTTAAATTTGGCACTGCTACGTTCACTGTGAAAAATAACCACAATGAGCGAAACGCCAATATTGAGGTTGAAGCTGAAGACCTGACTTTGCATCGGATCTCTGGATTCCTTGCAAAGTTCGTGAGAGAGTCTATGGTGGACGAGACTGCATCTAAGATGATCAGGGACACAATCGTGAACCCGATTGCTGAAAGTCTAGGTATAACCTGGGAAAATGGGGATGATGTATATCTCTCATTCTTCCCTGGCGCTGAGATGTTCTTGGACACCTTCCACATGCTACCTCTGGCTATTGGAATCTACAGAGTCCAGCAAAAGCAGATGAAGGCTGAGTTCCTGAAGAAGCACCTGCGCCAACAATATGGAGGACTTGCTGCTTCCCAGTGGATGTCAGAAAGGAAAGAAGATGTCAAGCTTGCCTTGACATTAATTTCCAGGCTGCCCTGGGGAAAAGCTGGGCTCTCTGCTGCAGCTAGAAATTTCCTAGCTGACTTCGGTATAACCTTTTAATATCTCCCAGCTTTTTGTCTTGTCCCCCAAATCCATTTTAATCAAAATTTAAAACCGAAATTAATGATCCAATGGTAAG